ATGCCTAAGTTATCACGCCAACTCACGATCACGCAGTTTAAAAATCTAAAGCCAAAAAAGAAGCCATATTTTGTCAGCGACAGCGACAATCTATTAATCAAGATAATGCCAAATGGCACGAAGTTTTTTATATATGAGTTTCGAGAAAATGGCAAGCGTCACCGCTTAACACTAGGCAAACATGATGAAATGGGTTTAAGCGAGGCAAGAGACAAAAGAAACGAGCTAAGATCAAAGCTTAATCAAGGCGAGAGCCTAACTCAAACAGCAGAAAAAACAAAATTTAAGGCAGTATTTGAAGCGTGGTATAAAACAAAGGGAAAGTTGAGTGAAAAACAGCAGTTTTGGATAAAAAGGCGGTTTGAGACGTTGTTATTGCCAAAATTTGGAGAGATGGGGATAAAAGAGATAACTAGAAAGGATATTATCGCTGCCCTTGCACCACTTCTTGGTGATGATAAGCAAGAAACGATACGAAAAACGCTAGGGGTGCTAAACGGCTTCTATAAATTTGCTCTTTTGCACGAGTATGTCGAGCATAATATCATCTCGGATATTGATAAAAGCGCGCTAATCGGCAAAAAAGATGTAAAACATTTTGCATACTTAAAAAATGATGACGAGATAAGAGCCGTATTAATGGCGATAAGAGAGTACTTTGGAGATATAAGAGTAAAAACGTGCGCGATATTTCAACTATATACCGCAGTAAGAGGGCAAAATGCTAGAAATGCTAAGTGGTCGCAGATAGATTTTGAAAATTGCCTTTGGCATATCCCAGCAAGCGAGATGAAAACGGCAAAGCCTCACGAAGTGTTTTTGTCAAAAAGTGTTATAAATTTATTAAAAACATATCGTGAGCGCCTGCCGTTAAAAAGTGAGTTAATTTTTCCGTCTGTAAAATCAAATGTGCGCCCAATTAGTGATAATACTATCCGTTCAATGCTTAGAAACCTAGGGTTTAATAACGATATGGTAACACCGCACGGCTTTAGAGCCACGTTTAGCACAATCGCTAACGAAAACATAGATAAGCACGGCTGCAATAGTGATGTTATTGAGCTTTGCCTCGCACACGTTGAAAATAACAAGGTTAAGGACGCATACAATCACGCCAAAAACCTAAAAGCAAGGGCGAAGCTTATGCAGTGGTGGAGTGATTATTTAGATAGCTTGGGCGGTTTTGCCTGATTTATAGGCGGATATTGAGTTTTGAGAATAATAAATTACCTTAGAGTTGATCTTGCTTGCTGTGATCTTGCCTGCTAGTACTAATCGCCTTAGACTGATAGGCGATGTTAGCCCTAATTGTTTTAAGGCTTCATCACGAGTAATAAATTTATCGCTCATTTTTTACCCTTTATGTAATCTTTCAAATCTCGCAAAGCGTTCCGTAAATAGCGGACGTCGCATTTAAAGAGCAAACCTTGTATTTGCTCGACTAGCTTTGTTTTTTCATTGTGTGCCTCGCAAAATGCCTCTAGGTTTGCAAGGGCTGCTAAATGTTTTTCTCTTTCTGGGCTACTCATTTATAATTCTTTCAAATATTCTCAATATAAAAATAAGCCAGCGTTTGGCTATCCTCTGCCTCTTTGCGATATTTTGTGTCGCAACTCTTGTTCGATATGTAGGCGATTTTCTCTTTGTTTGCCGCATAAAAATCAGCCAGTATCGGAGCCAGCCTTTGCCCCTTGCGCTCATTTGGTGCTAGCCTCAAATAAAGCAGATCACAAGCTAGCTGTGGAGCTGTCGTACTAAAGTTTTGCTTGGCAATGCTTGCTTTGTTATCCAAAGCGTTTATTTGAGTTTCTATACGCCTTTTAAATGCGTGATAGTGTCCTACTATTGGAGTCATTGCGTCGATTAGCTCATCAATAAAATTGCTCGCCTTTTTATTAATGAATAGTCCTAGCTCCTGGGTGCTGTCCATTTTTAAAAATGAATAAGCCATCACAAAGATGGCTGCGTCTTTTAGCTCGTTGGTAGTCATATTTTGCCTTGTAGTAAGCGGGAATTAATCCCGCTTTTCGTATAATTAGAAGTTGTTTTTTTGTAGCCTTTTTGTAGGAGATTAGGCTACGCTCTTTTAATCTGCCTCCACATCTCTTATCCAGTGTTTCCACAAATCGTCGATAACCTTGCGGGCTTGCGGGCTAATCTTTAGAAGTTTTCTCACGCCCTTTTTTGTAAAATTCGCCGTCGGTTCATAAGGTCTAGCACCATCGCCTAATATAATCGCGCGGTAGTCTATGACGTAATCCCTGCCAAATTTAAATTTGTCTTCCATAAATGATATGCCGTATTCTTTGGTAGCGTTTTCGGGGTAGAATATCGCGCCCATTCCAACTTCACTCTCCAAGGCTTGTAAAATTTTAAATTTCTTGTAGTATTTCATTGTTTATCCTTTTATGCTGATTTTTTAAAAAATTCTATGAGTTTTTGTGTAAAATATACCTGCCCTTTAGTGGTAATCCTCGTCGTCATCGCTTCAAACTCGATATTCGGTCTGTTTACAAAAGCCGGCTTGCGCTCAAAATAGCCCGCTTCTATGTATTTATGATAAGGCTCGGTGCTATACGGCATAATATACTTCTGCTCTCTAAACCACTTATAAAGGCGCTTTTCGCCGATGTCCATACCCTTGCTCGCGAGTATTTTTGAAAAATCCCTTATTAACAATGAGCCGCCGCTAAATTCAGCCACTTTGCCAAAATTTGTATAAGGCATATCTGCCGTTATCTGCGCCTCAAGTTGTTTATTTTTGTCCTGCTCGTCTGCGTATTTTAACATCAGCTCGGCAATCCCTCTCGGGTCTGCTAATATTTCTTGAATAGTAACGGGGCGAGCCTGCCCAGCTAAGATGTAATCGCTTGCCCAATCTCTAAAGGATATTGTTTGCAGGGTCTCAGTCAATTTAAATCCAAGAGTAACAACACCCTTTTTCGTCCAAAATACCATTTTTTGGGCGTTGGACACCCCCGCCCGATTTGTAACGGGGGTCATTGTCCTATCTTTGTTTTGAATTACGTCTTGATAGTAAAAATGAACTCCCTCACGGTATTCGGTCGCGCCTTGTGTTCTTTGTTTTCTAATAGCCTCTTGAGTAACGCCAAAACCTTGCGCCACTTGTCTATCTGACAAAGCCCAAGTATCTTGATACTCAAGTACCTCTAAGCTAAGATTGTTAAATTCTACAATCGCGCTCATTCCTTTTCTCCTTTTAGTTGAAGTATGTTTAAAATTTTGGCTCTCATCGCATTATGATTATTGGCTAACATCTCTAAAGCGCAGAATAAATCATAAGCGCAGTCAAGCACCTTGTAGCTTACTTCTTCGTCGCTGTCGCTTGGCTCTATTTTGTAAAGTTCTAAATACTCGGCAAATTTCTGTTTAGTAGGGGCTTTCATTTTTGCCCCCTTGTAAGAAATATCCAAATGCAAGTAGCGAAAAAAGCTACAACCATTATGACATCGGTAAAATCTACTGACATTTTTTCTCCTTAGGGTATAATGTCAAAAGGCATCAGATTAAAGATTTTCTTTGTCCCCTTTCGGGGAGTGGATTAAATCCACCCAAAAATTCGCAAAATCCAATAAAGGATCTGCAAAATCAGACACAGAAGTTGCAACAATCTTGTCATCTGATGCTCCTTTGATTTATTTCAAAACGTATTTAATCCGTTTTGATAGAAGCATTATACAAAAATTATACGTTATTTGTCAATAGTTTTAAGTATTTTATTTGTGTTTATGGATAAAATAAGCGTAAAATATACGCCTATTTTGAAAGTTCTTTTATGATAATAGAGAGAGTGTCAAGAGTTTTTAACTTGTTTTTTAGCTCTAAATTCTCAAGATAAAGCAATAAAGCTTTATTCATCGTTGCTGAAATATTGCCTGTTCTAGCGGCTTTACTTACGGCTTCTTCGCCATACCCTATCGCCTCGCCTAGTTGCTTATAAGTTAAATTTAACTCTTTGCATGTTTGTTTTATTAGATTTTCTTTGGGTATATGCAAATTTGGATGATCGAAAATTTCATCATCTAACTCTTGATCGTATATGTCTCGGTTAAATTCATTAGATGTACCAACAAATTTACAATCTTGACATATTTTATCACCCGTATCGATTTCTCGTTCAGCTTCTTCGACATAAATTCGCTCTTTCTCCACTCTAGTGCTTCCGCATTTAGGGCATTTATACATTTTATTCCTTTATCTCTAAATTTCGTTGCTCGGTGTTTTTGGGCGCTTCGATGCCTAAAATATCGTCTAAATAATAATCCGTGCTAACGACGTTTAAGTCGGCATCAATTATGGATTTAGATATTAGTGTGCCGGCTATCTTGTCACCATATCTTAGTGCTATCTCATGGCGTTTTAGTTTTTTTAGCCACGTTTCGTCGATGATTTTTACGTCTATGGCAGCTCCATTTATGATAGTCCATTTGCTAGCGCCAGCCAAATCTGGCTTTTTGATAATAAAAGCACCTTTAAACTCGCTTTTTTGTTCTATTGCACCGTCTAAATCGTCGGCGCTAAACTCGTAACCACTTTTTACTTCTCGCTCTTTGCCTTTTAAATTTATGCGTGGTGACATTTTAAATCCTTTCGTGCTTTGGGATAGGTTTGACATCGCCCGTAAAAGAGTGGTCTTGTTATGTTTATAGCCATAACTTTTTAACTCACTATCCTCTATAATTTCACAAACTATCTCGTCGGCTCTATATGGCAACTGCTTTGGGTCGTCCTCTAAAAGCTCTATTAGCTTGTCTTTAGCCTTAATCAAAAAATCGGCTATGGCGTCTCTTGGGTCTTTCACGTAGCTCCTTATCTTGTCGCTATCTATGCTTTTTAGCACGTCTTTTACTTTAGCTTTTAGCGAGCCGTTTTCTACGCCCTCTAAAATAACGCGGGTTGTTATTTCACTATCAATGTAGGAGCAAATAGCGACGTTTAGCTCGTCTAAGCTAGCGATAAAGGTGGATACGTTTTTAAAAAAGTCCGCTCCGCCGTCCGCGTCGAAATCAAAATGCAGGTCGTAGCTTGCGTCCATGTTTGACCTTTTACAAAAATTAGACTAAATTCTACAGAAACCTAAATTTAAAAGCCCTTACGACTTAAAATGGTATTTCATCGCTATCGCAATATTGGCTCACATCTATTTCATCGCTTGCACTCTCGCTAGCTTGTGGTGTGTGGGAGCTATTATTTTTCTTTGGTGCGCTCCATGTGGCTTCAAACATTAGTCCATTAGGCTCTTTTGGGCTAAATAATGCTAGATAAACACGTCCGCCAGCTACTAGAGGCGTTTCTATATGCCCTTTAAAATAGTTTATTTTTCCGTCGTTGCTTACTGCGTTCCAAATGCCCCCTATAATTTGCCTTGCCCCCTCGTAATTTTTAGGCTTAAAAAGTACAATTTTATATATTGGTGCGTTTTGATTTTTAGCTAGCTCTTCATCAGGAGTTGGGATCAGCCCACACTCAATAGGGCGTAAAAAGGGGATATTTATCATACCCCCTATAAATTTTACTTCTTTGCCGTCTTGAGCTTTGAAAGTTTGATTTTTAAAATAGCCTACGTTCATTAGTTATCCTTTAAATTTTCTATTAAATTGTCTATGCTGCTTGGGTCTTTTAGATAGGCAGTAGCCTCATCAATGCTTAACCTCTCGACCAAATTTTCGGCTTCAATTTCACTAGCACCTCGTTTTATTAGTTCGCTTTGTAGTAGATCGTGAGGCATTGGTTCAACTGTCAACTTATCGTTTACAGTTGCGATTTCAACTTCAAGAGGTGCGGCTTCGATGTATTCAGTATGTGAATTTTTTGCACCAACTGAGCTGTTCAGTTTTTCCGCACTACTCAAAAGTTCATTTAGTCCAGCTTTTGGCGGTGTAATAGTTTCTTGTTTTGTGATAGGCTCATCCTCTGCGCTTACGGCTTCGGCTAGGCGATCATTTATCGGCAAGCGTGAAGCAACGTATTTAAGAGCTTTGGCTTTGTACATCTCCTCTGCCCAGTCTAGCCATATATACTCAAGCTTGTCTTTTTTGCTTTGGTTTTGACTTTTTAAGCGTAATTTCTCGAGCTTTTTCTTACTAACAAACTCACTAAAGACATTATCATTGCTGTCTTTTGCGTATACGATCACGCCTACTAAGTGGCTAAATACCCAGTCGCCGTCATCGTCGCTTCGTTCGTCATAATTTGGCGCAAAGTGTATCTTGTCATCAAGCCCATTAAACTCTAGGCTAAAATCATCACAATCATAAACGGCTACTGCTCTAAATTTCCAGCCATTTTTCATACCTAAGCTAATAAGCCCTTTGTAGCCTATTTGAAGTTGTGCGGTTTCGCCGCCATTTTTTAGCTTAAATGGTACTACGTAAGCTTGACCGAAAAGCTTGTTTGGGTTTAGTCCGATTTGGACTATCTGCATAGCCGTATTTACTATGCTTTCAACGCTACAATTCCTTAGCCCATAGTCGTTTGCCATATTTGCGATAGCACTGGCAAATACGCTAGCTTTTGCCTTGTCATTGCCTACTATGGTTGAGATTTGGCTCATTTTAGAGCCGACTAATGCTCTTGCATCTTGTTCTCTAGTTTGTATTTGGTTCATTTTTCTATCCTTTCTTTATGAAATAATCGTCTCCGTCAGCATACGCCATAACTGCACCTATGGCTGTATAGCTCTTTTCTAACTCTTTTTGTATCTTTGCTAAATTTAATATGATCGTTTCGTCTTTGCTTTGTGAAAGCTTTTTGTATCTCTCTTTGTAGTAGTCACGCTCTGCCTTTATCTGTGCGTATATAGGATCGCTTGGGCGTGGGTTGCTCGCCTTTTCTAGCTCGTGCTTTAAAACAACTATCTTTTCATTATGCTGTTTTAGCTGGCTTTTGTAGCCGTTGATCTCACGGCGGTGGCGTTTGGCATTGTCGATCAAGAGTGCATCAAGGTCGGCAATTCTATTTACATAGTGGCTAAATTTTAAAGCCTGAAGCTCTTGCTCACATTTAATAAAATATTGCCTTGCTTCTTTGCCTTTCGCATTATTTTCCACCATACAAAGCTCTTTAGCCATATTAAGAGTTATAAAATACTCTTTGCGTGGTCGTCTGCCAGTGTAGGTAGTCTTAATAATGTAGTCTTGATTTTCAAGAAAGCCGTATTGAGAGATACGGTTTTTAATCCAGTCGGCGTATTGCTGCTCTGAGTTTAAAAAAGCGTGGAGTTCTCTTGCGTCGGCTGAATTTATTTCAGCACCTATGGGTTGATCGTTTTTGATTGTAAGAAGTTGCATTTGCTTACCTTTTCGTAATGAATTGATAAGCGTATGATTACATATAATTACTTAAAAGAATATTAATCGTAAGAATATGCTAACTAAATGCAACTTTTATTTTTCATAAAATTATGAAAAATCCTTTTTATCGGACTTCAAGTCATTTATGATTAAATTTATGATGTATTGAGTGGTATTAATGCCAAGCTCGTCGGCTTTTTTATCAATCATATCTTTTAGCTTTGCGCTCATTGTAAGCATCACGCGCTGCGCCGCTTCTTTTTCCTCTGCCATTGTTTTCCTTTCTATTTTATTTTTAATAAATTTGTTAAAAATCAGTAAAAGCCCATTTAAAGGGCTTTTAAGTCCTTAGTTATTAAAAAGATGATATATTGTGTAAGCGGTAAGCCTACTTCATCAGCCTTTTTTTGCAATTCGTCCTTTTGCCTGTCGCTTAGCCTTATTTGGACTATGTTGCTCCCTTTGGTTTCTTTTTCTTCTGCCATCTTATCTCCTTTGAGTTATCCATTTATTTAAAATTTCAATAGCGATTTTAGCTAAATCTTTATGCTCTTTCTGCCTATAGTGTTTTAATAGTGCTGGAGCGTGCTCTCTTAAGCAAGATACGCCTTTTAATGTAAGTCTGCATTTTATAAAAGCAAAATTTAGGCTAACGTCGCCATATTCTATAAGTCCTTCATCTCGCAAAAAAGTCATACAATCACCTACAAAATGAACGTCTATATCAGGGTCGGCAGATGTTACATCGCCACAATCAAATCTTATCCTTTTTGGAAAAGCCTCGGTTAAAATAGCGAATATCAGCCCAGCACACTCGTCAAATTTTTCTAAATTTTCCATTTTGTCCTATCTGCTAACTCTCTTTGAGTTATGCCTAGCTCTTTACATACACGTTTTACGATATTTTCATCTGCGGTCATTGTTCACTCCCTATCAGATCCAAAATAATCACTTCTTTTATTTTGTTATATTCCTTGATGGTTCTTATTTTGAGCTTTATACTTTCTCCATTTTCGATAGCAGTGGCTAATCTAATGCGAGCCTCAGCACTTATTAGATTTGCGCTTACCCACTTGATACCGTTTACATCAATCTTAAATTTCCTATCGCCGTTACTAGTCTTTTCATATCCCAAAATAGAAAAATCATCTATTTCATCAAAAGTAGCCGTGGTATCTATGAGTTCTTTGAATTCATAATTTTTAACTTTTTGATAAGTTATAGGCTCGCTTTCGTTGTTAAACGTCGCGGTTTCGTTTTCTTGTAGGGCAGAGGCTATTTTTGCCTTTGGTTCATTTATGGCTTTTTGTAAATCTTTATCAGCTTTTAAACTTGCGATAATGCGTCTATTTTCACTTTCTGCGCCTATTTTTGCTAAATTCTCATTATGTGTAAGATACTCACTATAAGAATAGCCACCCAATATCATCAATGCTACCGATACTATTATAATAACTTTTGCAATATCACTCATACCTTTTATACCCTCCAATAATACCTTAATCATATTTTCAAGGTCTATTTTTAAACAACCTCGCTCTAATTTAAAAGTTAGGAGTTGTGTTTTATCAATACCCGTAATTCCGTAGTTTTTCTCTAAAATAGAAACTATCTTATAAAAGTTATCTTGATAAGATAAGACCATTTTTGCAATATCTGCATTTATGTAGCCCTCGTCATAATCATTAAACCTACCGCCTTCAAGCTTGATACTATGTGTTATTTGTCCAATCTGGCTTATGATTACTTTTTCTCCGTTAGCTAGTTTTTCCTGTAATAAAAGTAAATCATTCAACGTATTGATTGAAAAATACCCATTATTCATTATTATCCTTTTTGTTTACGAATTTTGTCTTGATTATACAAAAACCTACTTTGGTTTTAGATAATCTTTTAAATTTATGCTATCTGTTCGTAAAATTTCCATGCTGGCAGGCTCAAAGTTTGCACCGCCTCTATCTTGTCGCCGTCTTTTTTTGCATAGCCCCACCACTCGTCATGATCACGGCAATATTTGTAAAGCTCTAGCAATTCAAGATATGTTTTACGTCCTTGCTCTATCGCTGCGGCGTCAAGCTCATAAAAGCCTACAAAATAAGGGGCTTTCGTTTCAACGGCGATAAACAAGAAGTAATTGACTTCTTTGCCTAAGCTTCTTAAAATGTCATTATAAAAAGCCGCTTGCACGTGGTAATTAAAACCAGCTACCGATCTAGCAAAGCCACTAGCAGAAGCGTCAGAAGTTGTTTTTAGATCAACTACTGCTCCCATTTTCTCATTATAAAAATCAGGGCGACATTTAACCGCTACGCCGTTTATTTCACTAAAATAGCTTTGTTCGGCTAATCCGTCTTTTAAAAATATAGCTGTCTCACGCATAGAATTAACCGAGTTTGCTATTTCTACGGCTGAGCCAAAAATATCAAGATCAAGCGAGGTTTTATCGCCTAAATTTTCTAAAAAATCGTCGTAGATCGCTTTGCCCTCTTTGGTGCGTTTATCAACATCAGGCTCTACGCTAAACTCATTTGAAAAATCCTTTGGCTCTAATACTAGTTTATGCACCGCAGAGCCTAAAAGCAAAGCCTTTGTAGGCTCACTTCTAAGCTCGTTTTTCATTTTTAAATGTAAAGGGCTACGTGCAAGTAGATCAAGATCGCTCTTTGATATTTCAGGGCGTGCGTGATATTCTTTATTTGTTAGCATTTTTTAACCTTTCTAATTTTTTTTGAAATTCTCCCCAAGTCATATTTGGCTCGCCATAAAACTCAACAAGCCTCATCAGAATATAAGAGCGCATCTTTCTCTGCCTCCTCTCGTAGTTTTTTGAGTGTTTGCTTATAAGTAGTCGTGTAGCTTAAAAAGGCTTCGTTACTAATGCCAACTTCAACGCATAACACATAAACCAAGGCAGCATAGGCGAAAAAGTCTTTACTGCAATGCTCGATCAGAAGATCAACTATTTCGCCACTATTTTCGCCAAGTGCATTTTTAAACGTGTAGCGGTGGAGGTTATACACTGCCAAAATATCACTTATTAGCTCGTCGTATTCTTTGTCTAAATTTATGTGTGCCACGTCGCTTTCGGCACATGCTAAGTCATAGCTCAAACTCATTTTTAACTCCTTTTGATATTTAGATAGGCGATATTTTTTATCTCGCCACCGTTGCTGAAAACTATGCGAAAAAATCTAATTATCTTTCTCATTTTTAAGCTCCTTAAACTATCTCATAAACATACTCGGCTTTAAAGCTGGCTAGTTGTTTTTTACTTAGTTTTACTGGGTTTAGTTTTTTATCTTTTACTGCTAGCAGCATAAGTGCATCTTTGTGGATATAAAGCACCAGCCCTAATGTGTCAAAATAAACCTCGTAGGTGTAAAAATTTGGCTCTCTTGTAGAGTATCTAGTGCATCCGTCAAACGTTACTTTTAAATATTTTTGCTTGTTTCTCATCTCAAGCTCCTTTTTCTAATAAAAGCCTTGCTCGCCATACTTCAAAACAAAGATAGGACAATGACCCCCTGGACAAATCGGGCGGGGTGTCTAACGCCCAAAAAATGGTCTTTTAGACTAAAAAGGGCGTGATAACTCTAGGCTTTAAGCAAGCAAGGCTTTTATTAGAAAAAGTGGTGTTTTTCGTTTTATTGAAACCCCTGTGAAAAACTATCCTAAATCAGGGCTAATACCGAATAGCGACGTTTCGGCTCGCTATATCCGCTTCAGATTGAAACGTGATTAACCTGCAACTCGCAGGAGGCTCACTCTGTCAGCTTACGCTTGAAGCCTATCTTTTGTTTGGATAAGTGAAGTGTATCATTGCAACACTTAAGAGATACTTAAATAAGAGTATAAATAAAACACTTTTAAAAAATATTTTTGTGTGGTATAATTTTTTTATATATAATTACAAGCGAGAAAGGATTTTTATGAAAGAGAAAAAGATCGATTTTGAGCTGTATCGCTATCAGATACTTCCGATAGATAGACAGCTATCGATATTTAATGAGTATGCGCGAGACTTAGACGAACTTATAGCTAAAAAGAATGATATTTTTTATGATGAAATTTTAAAAATAGAGGAATGGAAATATAAAAATACTATTATAAAAGCAAGAAAGGAATATGATAAAAATAATTTCCTACTTTTTAAATTTGCTCCAAAAAGAAATACAAAAATAGAAGATGAGAATTTTAAAGAAGCAGATATTGATACGTGGCCGTCGGTTTTAATGGCAATTTGGAATGATAAAGATATACAAACTATTGCCGTTCAGAACAAAAAAGACGCTTTTGCTCATACAAGGACTGCCGTATCGGTTTTGGTTGATAATATTAATAGCCGACTCCTCGAAAAGAATCTTAAAATTCATTTTGAGGCAATTTTTAAGAAAGATGCTTTTTGGAGCATCGTCAGTAAATATGATAAAAAAATATCTAATGTTAGGTTTGAGCTGATTACTCCAAATATGGCAAATATCTCAAAGCATTTGAGCGATGAATTAAAAGATTTTGCAAAAAATACCAATACTGCAAGGACAAAATTTGAGATAGAGGCTGAGAAAGGAGCGTCTTTGCATATAGATAGTAGTAATATACAAGTGCAAAATATGGTAGAGTATGCCAGTAATGGTGGAGGAAACATATCCTTCAGAGTAAAAGGGCTTAAAAAAATAATAAATACTAATGCCTCTATATCATCAACAAGTATTGATGAATTAGAGCTTTCAACTTCTTCGCCTGAGGTAGTAGTTGAAATTTTAAAGAAGGGTTTAAATGAAAAATGTTTTAGTTAATATTATCATGTCTTTGTTTTTTGGCTATATATTGTTCAAGTTTGAAAAGGTTATGGAGTCTGATTTTATAATTGGTTTCTTAACGAACAATATGATTACGATTTTGATAGCGTTGTTAGCCATAAATTCGGCTACATTAAGTATAGTCCTTTCTAAACTAAAAGAATTGATAGATAAAAAAGGCGGCAATATGGCTTTTGTGAATACAAAAAAACAAATGGCAATATCTATAAATGAACAAATCGCATTAATATGCATTGCTAGTATATTTTTGATACTATCGTCATCCAAACTACCTATTTTTATGAATTTTAAAGATTATTTTGAAGTGTGTGTTATATCCTGCTTTATTTATGCTTTGACTATTTTAAATGATACCGCAAAGAGTGCATTTATACTACTTGATTATTAGCGTTTTCGCCACTCCCACGGCGGAGTAGGATCGCTACTCTGCCAAAGCCCTAAGCCTTGCTTTTTTGCCTTATTTTCGTACGCGACACGCTCATAGCCCGACGCATAGATGTAATTATTTTACGATAGTATTGTTTTGATTATCATAGCGTAACGCTAGTTTCTTTTGTCCGGATGTAAAAATAAAAGAAAATCCTTCTTTTTTTGCCCTTAGCCCTTGTTGCTGTTTGATTGTGCTAGCTTTTGGATTGCCTGTGCCTACGATGACTCCGTATGTCTTATTTCTTACGCTACTAAAAAGCCGATTTATTTGGAAGATTTGCTCATATGCTGTTTTAATATCGCCACCCTTGAGTTCCACATATAATATAATGCTACACCCTGCATCGTGTTTCTCGGAAGCGATGGCATAATCGCATTTTTTACCGCTATAACACTGATAGCAGGCGGTAAAACCCTCGCTATCTACATGCAGCTCCAAAAAGGCTTCATTATTGCAATCAAATATCAAGTTTGATTTTGAACCCTTATCCTTTAGGCTTATTATTTTACAATTTCGCGTTGCTGTCGCTAAAAAGCTGTCTATCATTGCAGTTCCATAAGCCTTTCGAAATCTTGCATAATACTTCCAGAAACGCTATCCAGCTCATCTGCATTTATCAGATTTGTTTCTTTATCTATGATCGATTTTGCAACCCCGCCCTCTATAAGGTACGCACTGCAATTATCAGCATCTAATAAAAATTTATCGTCTATTATCTCGGTTACTTTTTCTTTTAGGCTTTGATCCTGCTTTACGAGTTCGCTAGCGTATAATAGATTATTTACCGACGTTAAAATATATGGGCTATGAGTAGACAAAATTAGTTCTGGCTTATTTTGCATTTTTTGTAATGAAGCTAAATAATACGCTATTCGTTTTTGCTTCTCTGGGAATAGATTTGATTCGGGCTCTTCGATAAAAATATCCATAAAATTTTGTTTTTCATTATTTTTTAAATAGTCTTGCAATCTTCCCAAATTTTCAAAAACCGCTCCATTGACTATTAAGCCTGTAAGTGTATTGTTAAAACTATTTGCAAAATCATAATGCTCGGCAAAATAGCTACATATAAGCTCTATTATAGATAGGTTTTTTTCGCCCGAGCTAGCATTTTCAAATTTAATTTCACTATCTTTTCTAGTAACATATATTTGATCATACGCTACACGCTTTTTGCTACTAATAGATAGATCTATTGTGTCTAGATCATATTTCTTAAAATGATAGAAACTTTTGTAAAAATTTTCTATCATATCACTGGTATAATAAGAAAATCTAGCTCTTTTTCCACTAGGGCTTGATAAGATCTCGGGTAAAGACGACCTTATATCGTTTAAAAATAATATTTTTCCAATTGCTAAACTATTTTTCTTTATATTTTTATACTTTGGTGTAAGTTTTCCATTTTTAATAACTATAATGCTAACATCGTTTTCCAAAAGTTCTACATAGGTATCTTTTGTAAAAAAATCCTCTAGCATAGAGTTTTTAAGCAATCCATCAAGCCTAAACCTCAGTGCATCTGTCTTTGTTTTTGAATGTTTTAGTATTGCTTTATATTGCATTTTTTTGTAGATCCATTTTAATAAACTAATGGTTCTTAAAATAATGCTTTTGCCTGTGCCACTATCACCGATAAAAATCGTAAAAGGTTTGATTGTTATTTCGCAATAATTAATAGGCCCTAGTTTTTGTATGATAACTTTTTGCATATTTTTTTAAACACCTTTTTATATAAAAAGCATAGCTTTTCACAAATCACTATACGATTATTTTAACAAAAAATACATTTTCTAATATTAAACACCCTTACTTTATCCCATAATCCTCAAACGTTAGACCTTTATATACTTCGCAATGGATTTTACCGCAGACCTTGCCAAGTATCTCGCACTCACTATATCCCTCTTTATGTGGATACATATCGCTGTATTTTGGGTTTAGGCTTATTAGTTTAATTTTGCCTTGAGGTAAAAATTCAACCCTTTTTATATAAACAACGTCATCTACTCTAACGATATAAACACCGGCAATACGTACAAATTTGTCCCTGCCTGCTACCATATCAGCAATAGCCCAGTCACCCTCGTAAAAATCAGGCTCCATGCTATCGCCTACCACTTCAAAGATGCGCAAATTTTTAGTATCAAGCCCTTTTAGAAAAGCCTTATCAACGGCGATTTTACGCTCGTCTTTTTGAAGCATAGCGAGATCATAAACCCCCTCACTACCGGCACCGACGCGCATTTCTGATTTTGATAAAAATACAATATTGTCGAGTGATAAGTCTTTAAGCGTGTCCGACCCGCCGATTATTAATTCGTCAAGGCTTGTATCAAAAAGCTCGGCAAGGGCTCTTAAAGTTTTAATTTCAGGGTTATTCCTCGTCTTTTCGTCTTTTCTAAACCAATTTTTTACCCCGTCCAAAGTATAGTTTATCCCTTGATCGGCAAGAAAAAAAACTATATCGTTTTGATTTATCCCTTTTTCTCGCATAATCTCTTTTGCGCGCTTAAAATCAAACATCTTGGCCATTTTTGCCTCCTTAGATAGGTGTTTTTATTGAGCACTATTATACCAAATTTTAAAATTTAATTAATGTTTTTATACTACACTAATTAAACTACTCTTAAGGGTTTTAATACTACACTTACACCATGAATTACAAAACACTAAAAAACATTTTATTGCAATATCTAAAAATTGATAGGGTAAAGCGTTTGCTAGCAAAAGGCAACAAAGGCAAACACAAACCATCGGGCACGCTAATGATAGTTTTAGAAAAAAACCACGGCATCCCCGCCGTCGCTTGGGAAGACATCCGCCTTTGGCTATCCGAGCAAGAAGCCAAACAACTCAAAAAGGCTAAAAAGGAGAGCAGATGAAAAAATCAAAACTCAAGGCTGAGATTAAAATCTTAAAACTCCGCCAAGAAAATATGATTTACGAGTTGGCACAGATAAAAAGTGCCGTTGCTCGGATTGAGGAGGCTGTTCGCAGAAATAGCGACGGTGATACCGTTTTTAAGCGATACCCCGAGGCTGCGTTGCCGCTCAACCCTAGCTATAAAGAGGTAACGGTTGATGCGAAAGATTTAGCGGAGCAAATATCGTCGGCCGTAATGGAAAGACTTGGGTTTAACCTTGCTAATTCCGGTAAGGGGCGCAAAGGCCCCCTAAATTCGCGGTATTAAAATATGCATCTAGGCGCCGACTACTTTAATGGTCCCGTTTTTTGTCGAGCCGTTGATAGCGGCTTTGATCTCTTTGATCCATTCATCTTTAGCGCCGAGAACTTTTAGTGTCTCGTCGTTAATGGCGTGGGCCTTAATGAGCTCAAAAAGCTTAATGTCGTTAGCTAGCTTTAGCTCGCCGTAAAGTAAATCAATCTGGATTAGCAGATTGTTAGATTGATGGTCATTCATTGTAATGGCTCCTTGTGTTGAATTTGTCGCAAACTAATTATACATCAAGGGGCTTTTAGAGTGAATAAACCTAAAGAGGTAAAAAATGATAGCGGAAACGTCAAGACAAGCATATAAAAAAATCAAGCCGTTTTTAAATGGCAAGCGTAAGCAAATTTATGAGTTATTTAAAGCACACCCAAACGGAGCTACAAGACAAGAGATAGCCCGCTGGTATATGCTTAAAGAGTGCGGAGTGTGTGGCAGAGTAAATGAGCTAGTAGAGCGTGGCTATCTAATCGAAATCGGATCAAAAAAAGACGTAATAAGCGGATGTAGTACGTCAATACTAAAACCTACGGAAAGGATAGCGTGATGAATACTCCATTATATCTTTTAGTGGCTCTTTGTGTTATGGCGATACTTGACGCATTTATCGAAACGTGGAAGGGCTTTAAATGAGTATAAGAATAATGAGCCAAGTTTGGAATATGGAAATCGACGATAGCACTGCAAAACTAACGCTTATGGCTTTGGCTGACTTTTCAGATGATGAGGGGTATTGCTACCCTAGCTATGAAGTTTTAGCTAAGAAAATATCAAAATCAAAAAGAACAGCGATCAGAGCAGTTGAGAAATTAACCGAGCTTGGATTTTTACAAAAAGAAAAAAGAGAATTAAAAGACGGGACAAGTAGTGCAAATCTATACAAAATTTTAAGTGAAAAGGATAGGGTGACACAGACGCACCCTAGGGTGACAAACGAAAAAGAGAGGGTGACAAGTATGACACTACCTAGTGACACAGATGACACCCCTAGGGTGACAAGTATGACACCGTGTAGTGACAAGGGTGTCACCCCTATTAATATAACCACCAATAGAACCGTCAGTAGAACCATCAAAGAACCATCAATTAACCCCCTACCCCCTAAGGGCGTTTCACTACCTGACTTCATTGATCCAAATCTTTGGCAAGAATATCTAGCCTACAAAAAAGAGCGACGAGAGAAATTAAGCTCTAAGGGCATCGAGATGAAATTTAGCGAGTGGGCTAAATGGGCAAGCGAGGGCATAGACGTCAATGCCTGCATACGAGAAGCAATGGCGAACGAGTGGCAAGGGGTCTTTAAACCAAAGCCTAGCTACGGCGCAAAGGTGGCTAGCAGCACGCAAGGCATAAGCGATGATAATCCTCACGGACTAAAACAAGGCACGCTAAACACAATGGCGGCGTTTAGGGAGCTAGCTAGAGAAATGAGAAAAAACGGGAAAAGTGACTTAGTGGGAGATTTTCAATGACGATACAAGAATTTTACGGCGTATTTATGCCGACGGTGGAGTATTACGGAGCGAATTTAAGCAAAGCCGTGATCGCGCTTTATTTCGAGGACTTAATGGGCTACGAGGCGAGCGAATTAGCCGCGGCACTAAAACTAGTCAGACAAACGCGAAAATATCCTACGATGCCTACGTCTGCGGAAATTTTAGAAGCGCTTAACGGAGATGAGGGGGACAAAGCGCAAAAAGCTTTAGACGAGCTAGTTTACGCCATAGGACGCTATGGACCTTATTGTAGCGTGTGCTTTAAAGACGGAGCGATAATGTCAGTAGTGCGTGCAAGGGGTGGCTGGGTAAAGGTTTGCAACCTAGAAGGGCAAGACTGGGAGAATTTTAAAAAGTGGGACTTTGCCAAGCTTTATAAGATTTACGCGAAAACCCCGCAAATTTGTCCTGATTATCTAATCGGCGAGAGTGAGGCGAATAACAGCTTTAATGGCGTAGGCGGAAACGAGCCGGTATATTTTATCGGCGGAGCTAACGACGGCAAATTTATGGGCGTGGCTAAATTTAAAGCCCTAACTGAGCAAAAATCGCCTGTTAAGTCGATAGTAGCGGGCGTGATAAAAAGGATCGGCGCGTAATGAAAATACTTAACATTTTTGCAGGACTTGGTGGTAATCGTAAGTTTTGGAACGACGTAGCAAAAGAAAAAGGCATAAGCATAGAAGTGACCGCTGTTGAGTTTGACCCTGAAATAGCAAAGGCTTATGCAAAACGCTATCCAAATGACAACGTAATAGTAGGCGACGCTTGGGATTATGTTGCTAAAAATTATTTAGATTTTGATTTTATATGGGCGTCTCCACCTTGTCAAACTCATAGTAGGCTAAATACTGGCAATAACATTCGGTGGGATCACACTAGAAGATTGCCAGATTTTAGACTTTATGAGCTTATTGTGTATCTTAAGACGTTTTGTAAAAAGGCTTTTGTAGTTGAAAATGTAGTGCCATATTACGAGCCACTCATAAAGCCGACCGCTGAGATAGGTAGGCATTATTTTTGGGCTAATTTTGATCTATTCTTTTTAAGTAATCATAAATTCAGGATCATAGAGAAAGTTAAAATAGGCGACTTTAAAGACCTTGATTTGAGCGAGTTTAATATAACAAATAAACGCCAGGCTATAAGAAATGAAGTTGATTATGAGATAGGCAAAAAAATTTTTGAACGTTACTTGGAGAGCAAATGAAAGCCGTATATATCACAATCACTGAAAGCGGAGCTAGCATAATCGCAAAGGTAGCGGACGAAAATAAAAAGATACTTGATAGCTTCGAGATAAGCCGTAAGGACGCAAGCGGAGTGCTTGAAATAATGAGAAAGTGGAACGAGAAGCACAAGGACGAGAAAACAAGGGGGCTGTTTTGATGAATGAATACAGCGTTAAAGCCATAAGAGAGCACTTTAAAGCAAATGGCATCTTTTATACTCCCCCAGAGCTTAGTAAGATGCTTAAAGAGATAGTTGAAAAAGAGACAGGCGAGATAAAAGAGGTCTATGACCCAACTTGTGGTCGTGGTGCATTGCTAAGCGTCTTTGGTGACGATGTGGCTAAATACGGACAAGATATAAACGCCCCTGAGATTGAAGTCGCTAAAAATAGCTTGGTAAATTTTAATGGCGCTATCGGAGACACTTTAAAAGAGCCAGCATTTTTAGGCAAAAAGTTTAAAGCCATCGTAGCAAATCCACCTTTTAGCATCCCTTGGGATAGTGAGAGCGTCTTTTTTGATGAGAGATTTACAGGTTATGCATTAGCACCAAAGAGTAAAGCCGACTATGCCTTTAACTTGCATATACTCCACTACCTTTCAGATGATGGATGTGCGGCGGTTATAAATTTTCCTGGTGTTTTATATCGTGGCAATAGCGAGGGGAAGATAAGAAAAGCCTTGATTGAGAAAAATTACATAAGTGAAGTTATTCTAATACCAGGCGGATATTTTGATGATACAAGTGTAGCTACCTGCGTCATCGTCTATAAGAAAAACAAACAAGATACGAACATAATTTTTACAGACAAAGGGCTAAATTTAAGCAAAAGCGTGAGCTTTGAAGAGGTTGCAAAAAACGACTTTAACCTTAGTGTAAGTCAGTATGTTTTTGAAGAGAAAGTAAAGCCGCCATTTGATGCAGTAGCTACTGAGCTACAAGCAAGGGCGGACTTTATCGCAAATATGAAAAAAGAGCTTGGGTTTTCAAAGATGATAAGTAGTTTTGAAGGGTTGGACTTTGAAGAGTTCCCTAGACAGATCATTAAGACGGCTCAGAGCTACATAGTGGACATTAATGCGGCTAACTAAAAGTGAAAACAGAGCCTATCAGCTAAGGCTACTTGAAGCATATCCACTTTGTCAAATATGCGAGGAACAACAAAGCATAGAGTGCCACCACGTACGCTATGGTAGATTTGGAGCAGATAAGGACGATAGTAAGCAAATAGCCGTTTGTAGAGAGTGCCATCAATGGTGTCACGCTCACAAACACGAGAGTATAGAAAAATACGAGGAGGTAGCTGATGAGAATTGGCAACGTTTCGGTAAATATTAGGAACAAATATGGCAACCGCAAGACCAAAGGCTTTGATAGTGCTAAGGAATGGCGTAGAAACCAAGAGCTAGAAATTATGCAAAGAGCTGGCGAGATAAGCGAACTAAAACGCCAAGTGCCTTTTACACTTATGCCAAGCTACACAATATCAGATGAAACAACAAAACAAGGCTTTAGGACTGTGCGCGAGATCAGATACATAGCGGATTTTACATACCGCTTAAAAAATGGCAAGCGGATAATAGAGGACGTAAAGGGAATGCAAACGGACGTTTTCAAGATAAAGCGAAAACTGCTAGAGAGAAAAATAGCCCTTGGAGTGATAGAGGGCGAGTTTAGGATTTATTGATGGCGAAGATAAGCGACAAGACAAAAGAAGCGATCATCGCTGAATATCAATCTCAGGAGAAAGATATATACAAAACTATCTTATTCAATGGGTCCTTTCTAGCCAAAAAGTGCGTAATGCGGGGCGTAACCGCAGATAATCGAGAAATTAGCTTAAAAAAAGTTTAATTCGGTTTCTATTTTTTAGATGTAATTTTATCTTGCATTAAGGTAAAAACAAAAGAAGTCAAAAAAGCGAAATAAAAGTAAGAAAAAAGATTTAAAAATTTAGGGAATTCATGGGTGCAATAATTGATATTTTTTCAAGTGCAATTTTTATAAAAAAGAAAATGAATTTAACTCAATGGAGTAGCAAATATAGAGTTTTAAGCCGTGAAAGCTCGGCACATTATGGCAAATTTAAGCCCTTTGCCTATCAAATAGAGCCAATGAATGCGATAAGTGATAATCGTAAAAATAAAGTTATCTTGCTTTTTGCTTCACAGCTTGGCAAAAGCGAGATGATTAACAATGCCATTGGGTATTTTATACATCAAGAGCCAAGCACTATTTTGTTTATGTTACCAAACGAAAATGATGCTGAAGATTACTCAAAAAGACGCTTAGCGCCTATGTTTAGAGATTGCTTTGTCCTTGATGAGCTTATAAACGCCAATGAAGCAAACAATACAATTTTAATAAAAAATTACAAAGGTGGTAACTTAGCCTTAGTTGGCTCGAACTCCGTTAGCAAACTTGCAAGTAAGCCAATTAAAATTTTACTAATTGATGAAGCCGATAGATGTGAAGCAACAAAAGAAGGTAGCGCCATAAAACTAGCTGAAAAAAGAACTATCACATATGCAGATAGAAAGATAGTTATTAGCTCAACTCCAACACTTAAAGACAGCTCACAAATAATTGCTGAGTTTAAAAATAGCGACCAGAGATATTTTTATGTCAAATGTCCATATTGTGGTTATGTGCAAACGCTAGATTTTAACCGAGTTGTGTGGGAAAAAGACGATTTTAAAAATCCACTTTTTGATAGCGTTAGATACTCTTGTCTTGGATGTGGAGCTTTGCTTAATGAGAGTGAGAAAAATAAAATGGTGCAAAATGGCGAGTGGATAGCAAAAAATCCAAATTCTCTAACGGCAGGGTTTTTCTTAAATGCAATTTATAGCCCCTTTTTTACTATGAAAGAGATAGTAAAAGATTTTTATGAGAGCAAAGATGATCAAAATAAACTTCAAACCTTTATAAACACTATTGAAGCACGAGCATTTGAACCACCAACGATAAGTTTAAAAGGAGATGATCTTTTTGCAAGACGTGAAGATTATACAAGAGATAGTGTTCCAGATGCAGTAGAGTTTATAACTGCTGGCGTTGATATACAAGCAGATAGAATTGAGATAAATTTCATTGGTTGGGCAAAGGGAATGGAGGCTTATAACCTCGATTATAAGCAGATATATGGCAACACAGAACAAGATGCTGTTTGGGCAGAGACTTTTAAATATTTGCATCTTCCTTTTAAGAAGGAAAATAATAATGAGCTAAATTTAATGTTAGGGCTTGTTGATAGTGGTTTTAACTCTAGCAGAGTGTATAGGTTTTGTGGTAACTCAAGAAGATTGATCGCTACAAAAGGAGCAAGCGAAACAAGTAATAAGATGGATTTTATAAACCCAATTAAAAAGATGCAAAATCTCTGTTATTTTATGCAGGTTGGGACATTTGCTGGCAAAAGCGAGCTTTTTAGGCTTTTAAAGATCGATAAAGTAGGCGATGGTTATTTTCACTATAACAAAAGTTACACTCAAGAATTTTTTAAACAACTTGATGCTGAAAAGCTACAAACTATGAAAAATAAATTTGGACAAGATCGCCTTTGCTGGGTAAAAGTTAGAGATAGAAATGAGGCTTTAGATATTAGTGTTTTAGCCTTAGCAGCCGCAAAGATAATAAATAAAAAAAGGAGGCAGTAAAATGCAAAATAAAAAAGCGTTATATGGTGCTAGGGCTAGAACCTGCGTAAGCTTAGAAGTTGCAAACATAATTAGGCTAAAGCTTCTTAGCGAGAAATTAAATTTAAAAATTAGCCATATTGTTGATAATGCAGTGGTCTCTTACTTTAATGAATGTGAGTTGGTGGATAAAGAAGATAAAGAGTATTTGGAAAGTATAAGCGATGCATATAAAAAGTAAAGAGTTAGCAAGACTTTTGGGACTTACTGAAAGACGTATAGAACAACTAACAAATGATGGTGTGCTTACAAAACTTAGCCGTGGTATATATGACGATGCCACAGCCATCGATGCTTATATTACTTATAAAATAAATAAAGCCAGTGAAACTACTGATTTAACTGAAGCAAGAGCAAAAAAAGAGGATAAATTAGCTCAGATAAAAGATATTGAGTTAAAAAAACTCAAAAAAGAAGTTATTAGTATTGATGCGTTAGAAAAAGAGCTAAGCGATATTGCTTCCACTCTTTCAAATAGGCTTTATAACCTTTCAAACCGCATAAAATTAAAAGTTGAAATATCAAAAGAGCAGGAAGATGCGATAAATGAACAGATAGAAGAGACACTAGTAGAATTAAAAGATGCAAAAATTTATAAAAACTATTGTATGCCATAAAAGGAAATATTTATTTTTTATAAAATGGCTAAATGCAGATAAAAGAGAGAATAAAGTTAATTGATGATGCGATTGATAATATCTTGACCAATCTAAATAATGGCATTGAGATAAAAAGTTATCAAATAGACAATATCCGTGTTGAAAAGCGATCAGCGTTTGATCTGATTACTGAGCTTAGAAAAATGAGATCATTTTTAGCAGCTGATATGAATAAAAAAGCAGGAATAACCTACGTTTTTGGAGGTAGAGTGTAAATGCTTAATTTTTTTAAGAAAAAAACGCAAAGTGCTCCAAAAAGAAAGAATTTAAGATTTTTTAGATGGCAAAGTCTAAATCCAAATGAAGCAAATCTAGGGGAAATTTTAGCATTAGCTCAAAACACTGATCCTGATCTTGCAAATGCGAGATTAAGAAATCAAGCAAGAAGCCTAAGTGTCAATAACTCTCTTACAAATGGCTTTTTTGACATGCTTACAAGTGAAATTTTAGGCGAAAAAGGAATTACATTAAGCATTACCTCTGGAAAAAATGCGGTAGATAAAAAAGTGGAGTGGTTATTTAATTCATGGTGTAAAGAGTGTTGCCCTTATGGCGTTTATGACTTTTTAGACATTGAAGAGATGGCGTTAATTAGCTTTTTTAGAGATGGAGAGGCTTTTATTCATCTAATTAGAAATGGAAAAGATTTAAAGATAGAACTGCTTGATGCTGCCTTTATTGACAATAATTACAATGATATAAACTCAAACATAAAATGTGGCATTGAAAGAGAAGAAAATAGCTTAAAGCCTAAATTTTACTATTTTAGAAAAAATAGCGATAGTTTAAATGCTACAAACGCAGAGGTTATAAAGATACCAGCAAGCGATATTTTACACATTAAAAAATCTCTTATCCCAACACAAAGACGTGGGATTAGCAAATTAGCTAGCGCTGTGCTTGATATTAATCAAAAGGATAAATTCTTAAAAGCAGAACGTGATAGAGCAAGACTTGCAAGTGAGCTTACAGCATTTATTTCAAAAAAAGAAAATAGTGGAGCTTTGCCTTTTGAAATTAGTGAAGATGAAAACCACACTGAGATTAGACAAGCTGATGTTGGGAAGATTGCTTATTTAAACGAAAACGAAGAGATTAAATTTGTTGAGGCTCATGCAGTTGATAATATAACTGAGTATTTAAAGATGACTGATCGAGAAGTGGCTCGCTCATTAGGTGTTAGTTATGCGACTTTAACGGGAGACTTAAAAGAGGTAAATTATTCAAGCATCCGTCAAGGCGTGACAAGCGAAAGAAGAAGCTTTAGACGGTTACAAGGCTTTTTAAAACGTAAATTTCATGAACCTATTTTTAAAGAGTGGCTAAGAACTGCTTTAATAAACAATCAAATAGCAAGTTACGAATATAACGCTGTTTTAGACAATTTTAGCTTTAAACCGCAAGGCTGGGAATATATAGACCCAACAAAAGAAGTTAATGCAAATAAAATTAGTATTGAAAGTGGGTTTAAAACCATTAGCGAAGTGCTAAGAGAAAAAGGCATAGATATAGATGATTTTTTAAAAGATATAGAAAACGATAAACAGATAATCAAAAAAATAAGTGAGATTAACACACTAAAGGTAAAAAATGAAAATCAATGAATTAAAAGGCAATATCTTTTTTAACGCGCAAAAAGGTGGCATTGATGAGGAAAACCTAACAGTTAGCTTTATTGCCCTTAGTAAAAATAATATGCATAAGCGTGAATTTTTTGGAGAGCAATATTATTTAAGCGTTGATACTTCAACGATGAAATTTAATGCAGATACCCTTTATCTTGATCATGATGTTAGTTTTGAAAATGCAATTGGAAAAATAATTGATTTAAAAAACGAAGATGGTAATTATAAAGTAAAAGTGCAATTTTTCCCAGAAGTGCAAGCTAGCTATCAAGCATATTTAAGATTTAAAAATGGACTTAGTCAAAGCGTTAGTGTTGGGATGTGTGATTACGAGATAAAAGAGGTAGAAAAGATAGATGGTTTAAGTCATTATGAGATAAGCGGAGGCGAAATTTATGAGCTTAGTGCCGTATGGCAAGGAGCTGATAAAAATGCAAAGATAAGTAGTTTTAAAAAACAAACAAAGGAGTATAAAAAAATGGAAGAGACTAAGGTGCAAGAGCAAGATCAAAAAGTAGTTGAGCTTGAAAATAGAGCTAATGAAAATAAGCAAATCATAGAATTAGCAAAGATTTTAAATGAAAGCGAAAAAGGGCTAGAAGCGATAGAGCAAGGCATTAGTTTTAACGCTTTTAGCAAACAAATGGCTGAACTTTCAAAATCAAAACAATATGAGAGCATAAACATAGCTCCAAAAAAAGAGACTAAAAAAGAATTTAGCCTAGCAAATGTTTTAAAATCAAGCGTAGGATTAAAAGCAGACCTTGGTTATGAAAATAATTTCATAGGTGATAATGGCAGATACGCACTACCAAACGAGTTTTACGCAAAATTTGCTAGTGTAAAAACAAGTGATGCTTTAAGCATTGTAGATCATGCATATAGAAGCGATTTGTTAGTAGAGGCTCTAAAGCAAGATAGCGCTCTTTTAAATAAAGTAACGTGGCTACAAGGGCTAACTCAAGAGATAGAGATACCAAGAGATAACTCAACTTTTGAAGCTTATTTTGTAAATGAGGGCGATCAAGCACAAGAGCAAAGCTTGAGCTTTGATACATTAAAACTAACGCCTCACACCCTATCAACTCGTATAGCCATTACAAGAAAGATGCTATTAATGAGCGCTATTGATCTTGAAGCTTATATTTACACACGTTTTAAAGATGCAATTAGAAGCAAGATAGAAGATCAAATCATTCATGGACAAACAGTTGTAAATGGGCTATATCATACTGCAGGCGTTCAAACTTTTGATGATTATTTAAAAGCACCTGATTTAACAAAAACATTAAATTTTAGCACCTTGCTTGATAAAGAGAAGATCGATACACAAAAAGCTATATTTTTTGCAAATGGTGCAAGCTTAAATAAACTAAGAGCAACATCAAGAGAGACAGGCACTGAAAGAAAACTGCTAGAGGGCGACGACTTACAAGGTTTTAGTGCATATAAATGTAATAAATTTGGTGACAATGAGATAATTTTTGGCGACTTTTCACAACTTTATATCGCAACCTTTGGTAGTTTAGAATTTATCCCAAGACAAGTAGCAGGCGGAACGATAGAGATTGAGGTATTTTTAGAAGTAGATGCAAAGGTCGCACGTGAAAAAGCCTTTGTAGTTTCAAAAGATGCGTAAAGGATAGGCTATGAGATATGAAGTTCTTTATGATTGCGTGGTGGCAAATCGTCACGCAAAAAAAGGCGAGGTTTTAAACCTTGAAGGCTTTGATAAAAATTATATTGCTAGGCTTTTGACGCTAAATGCGGTAAGAGAAATCGAAAATGACGCTAAAACGGTGGATGACGAAGTCTTAGAGGCAAAGAAGATCGGTAAAAAGAAGTGAAAGATATAATTAATCTCGCCACAGCTGACATCGGATCGATTTTTGGATGTGGCGGCTTTAAATTTATATTTGAAAACGGCAAAGAGGCGAGTGGAATGTTAAACAAAACAACGCCTATTTTTTATGACAACGGTGCTACTGGGTCAGTTGTAACTGCTCTTATAAAAGCAGATGAAAGCATAAATGTAAAAGATAAGTTAATGGTTGATGGCTTAAGCTATGAGATAACAAAGATAGAAAAAGAGAGCCAAATTTTAAATAGGCTCTTTTTAAGAGAGCTATGATGATAACGTCAATAGATAAAGTAGATAGGCAGGATGATTTTTATCCAAGCTCATTTAGAGAAGAGATTATAAAAGATTTAAATGAAACTTTAAATACGCTTGCTCCATGCTTTATCCAAGATGATTACACATATGAAGATAGATCTTTGCCAGTCATCATCATTAGTGATGGGAATGATGATATTACGTTAAAAGGTGAGACCTTATCGCATGAACTTAATGTAAGCATTGATCTAATCGATAAAAAAATAGATGCGAAACTAATAAAAGAAGCTTTGTTAAAGCTAAGTAAATTTAAGTCTAGTTTTGCAAATTGCACTCTAGTTTCAATAAACCGAGAATTTGAAGCAGGAGAGCGCAATGTCATAAGAACAAGAGTTGAGCTTAAATTTCTTTATTTTACTAATCTTTGGAGCTATTAAATGGTTTTTGTGGGAAATATTTGTGAAGTTTGTGATAAGAAAGGTTTAGTGAAGGTAAATTATCAAGGGACGATAAGTAAATTTATACCTTATTTGGCTATTGCAAATAGCTTTAAGCGCAAATTTGTCCCGCCAAGAGTTAATGAGCAAGTATTAATGTTTCAAGGCGAAAATGGTAACGCTAAATTTGCATTAGGGGCTATTTTTAGTCGAAGATGCAAAGAGCCAAGCGGCGCTTGCACAACAAAAGAAATAAGCCAGTATGAAGATGGCACAACAATAAGCTACGATACTTCAAGTTCAACACTTGAGATCACAAACCCAAAAGTGATAAATATAGTGGTGCAAAACGATATGAACGTAACTTGCAAAAACGCAAATTTAACTGCGCAAAAAACCACTATTAAAAGCCCAAATGTGCAAATTTTAGGCAACACAAATATACAAGGAGCTATCACCACCTCAGGAGATAGCGGCGGAAGTGGCGAATTTAGTATAAATGGCAATCTAAAAATAAGCGGAAATATGAAAGTTGGCTCAAACCTAAATGTAGGCGGAAGTATCACAGATGCAAGAGGTAATCTAACAAATCACACAAACAACGGATATACAAGAGATTAATAAAAAAGGATAGAAAAATGTCAAGCAAATATGGAATAAATGTTGAGCTTTACAATGGCTCTTTAAATGGTTACGACATCGACAATAAGCGTCCTATCGCTATCGTTGGCGATGATAGTAAGCTTGAGGCTGGGCTGCATGTATTTAGCACAGTAAAAGATGCATTAAAGGCAGTTGGAAGCGGAACGTTAAAAAATGCTTTAACTGATTTAGATGCAACTTCACTTCATACGCAAGTTATTTTAAGCTCTTTTAAACCCAGTATAGATGCAAATGCTGATACTAAAAATAGTGAGAATTTACAGAGTTGTTTAACTGCCATTGATGCGCTAAAAAAGGCTGAAGCCGAAGTAATGTTAAAGCCTAAATTTATCTTAGCTCCTGAATATAATAACGCAGGAGTTTATGAGAAATTAAAACAATTAGGCGAGCACTTAAGGGCGGTTTATGCGATCGAAGTTGATGCAGAAAATGAGACGCAAGCAAAGCAAAAGATAAATGAGCTTCAATATAAAACTGCTATTTGCTCTTACCAAAAAGTATTAAGGATTGATAACGTTGTCAGGCCCGCAAGCGTCTTTTTAATAGCGCTTTATGCAAAAGTTATGGCAGAGACTGAATATGGATTTTCGCAAACTTACTCTAACCGCGTAATAGATGGCGTAATAGGCATAGTTGATAAGGTTGAGTTTATACAAGGCGTTGATTGTGAAGCTGATAGGCTAAGAGATGCTGGCATAAGCGTAATAATAAGTGATGATGGCATAAGAGCGTGGGGTGGCGAAACAAGAGATGAGGACTTTAAATCACTACACACTTATGTTATTTTTTATACCGCTATCGAAACTATTTTTAAAGCACAAAAAAGAGCCATTGATAAGCGTATGAGAGATGTGCTTAAAAATGTGGTTGATAGTTTGGAGGCTTTTTATCGTCGCTTGGTGGCAAATAATGTGGCAGTTGGCTTTAAAGTAAGCATCCCCCTTGAACTAAATGACAACCAAACAATTGCAGCAGGCAAAATTTATATAAAACATGAAGTGCAAGAGATGCCATTAATTAAAAACATCACAAATAGAATTTATCGTGTTGATGCTTATTCTCAAGTGCTTATAGAAGAACTTTAAAATATAGGAGAAAAAATGCAAAATCTAACAGCACAGGCAATAACTGGTGGAAATTTATTTATCGATGGTGTAGGTAAAATAGGCGAGCTAAAAAGTGCAGAACTACCAAAGTTTGAACACGAAACAATAGAAACAAACTCTGCAGTTGGTAAATACGAAGTGGTTTTGCCACTACTAAAACCTCTTACTTGCAAACTTGAGGTGAATAATGTAAATAGCGTTTATTTTTCAATGTTAAATACAAATATGCCACACTCTTTTTATATAAGAAAGAATTTAACCGCAACTGGTGGAGAGCAAACAAAGGTAACCGCAACATTTGCTGGTAATATAAAAGTGCTTGAAACACCTAAGTTTGAAATGGGAAGCGAGGCTGTTTTAAGCATTGAGATAGCTTGCTTTTTTGTTAAATATGATATTGATGATAAACCAGCATTAATTTATGATGTTGAAAATATCTTTTATGTGGTTAATGGTGTTGATTTGCTAGAAAAGATAAGAAAAAATATTTTATAAGAAAGGGTTGTTAAAAATGGCGTTATCAAAGATAGAAAAACAAAAAGAGATATATAAATTTAGCGATGGTCAAGAAGTTACTTTATACGCTCCTACATTAGGGCAGATAAGAGCTAGCGAACGAAGCAAGGACGATACAGAGAAATTGATAAATTTGCTTATTGATATGAGTAAAGGCGAGATGGATGAGACCTTTTTAAATGATTTGCCAATATCTGAACTATCAGGATTGAGCGAAATTGTCGCAAGGCTTAGTGGGATTAGTAGCTTAAAAAACTAAGTGAGGGTATAGCGCTTATTTGCTATACCTTAAATTTTAGTTTCAGTGATATTTTAATGCTTAATTTTGACGAATTTGTAGAATATTACGAGATAGCAAAAGGGCTAAGTAAATGACGGCAACTGCTAAAAAGCTCTTTTTTAAAGTTGATAACGTTTTTTTCTTTCAAGCTCTTTTTTGCCTACTATATAGCATATGCAAATTATTACAAATAATAGCGAAAAATACCAATAGTTGGTTGCCACATCCCACAACCCAGTTGCGAGATCCAAAAGAGATAGTGACAAAAAAAATAAAAAAATTATAGAAAAAATAAAAGTAATTGCAATGATAATATCAGCAAACATTTAAACAAAGCTCCTAAGAAAGGTTAAAAATGGCTAACGCATCTTTAGTTTTTGACATCGATCTATCTGCTTTAAATAAGGCTTTAGACGCTGTTAATGGTAGCGCAAATAAAATAAAAGACAATTTAAATAAAGCTTTTAATAGCGTTAAAGATAGCTATCAAACTGGTCTTAAATTAAATTTGCCAAAAGCACAACTTGATGAGGTAAAAAACAAACTCAAAGAAGCAACAAAGGCAAAAGTAAAATTAGATATTGACGAAGCTACAGCAAAGATCGATAAGATGAAGCTAAAAATTGTAGCAGCAGTTGGAGCTTTAGCTGTGCTTAGAGCTCCAGTAAAAACGGCTATCGACTTTGAAAAAGCGATGGTAGATGTAAAAAAGGTTACTAATTTTTCAGCTGATGAATTCAAACATTTTTCAAATGAGATAATCGCTTTAACAAGAGAAGTGCCAAAGAGTATGAATGAGCTAGCTAGTATCTCATTTGAGGGAGCAAAGCTTGGCATAGCTCAAGAGCAACTGCTAGATTATACAAAATTAGTCGCACAAATGGCAAATGCTTTTGAGATGAGCACATCAGAGGCTGGAAGCAACATTGCAAATTTAAAAAATGTCTTTAAGTTAAAAGACATAAAAGAAGTAGAAAAATTAGGCGATTATATTAACTATATCGCAGATACTTCAAATACTAGCGTTCCTAAGGTAATAAGCGTTTTAAATGATGTTGGCGCGGCTGGTGAAATGCTAAATTTAAATGCTCAAAATTTAGTAAATTTAGGTGGAGCGATGACAAGCTTATCAATACCAGCAAATGAAGCATCAACATCAATGTCAAAGATATTTAGCGTTTTAGCTGGTGCAAAAAAGGCGACATCTTCAGCTAAATGGGCTTTTAAAGAGCTTGGGATAGATGTTGAAGATATGCAAAGTGCCTTTGAAAAAGATGGCGAGGGAACGCTTATTAAATTTTTAGAAAAACTAAAAGGGTTAGATAGGTTTAAAAGAGCTGAAATTATTAAAGCACTTTTTGGGCAAGAACATATAAACAATGTTTCAACGCTAGTTAAAGGGCTTGATGAATACAAAGAAAATGTTAAAAAGGCTGCTGATAAAACAGCATATCTTGGTGGTATCCAAAGAGAGGATGCAAGGCAAAAAGAGACGCTAGCTTATCAAATAGAGATATTAAAAAACAACTTTGCAGAGTTAGGGCAAAAGATAGGCGTTGTATTCTTGCCATTTTTAAAACAAGCATCAAATGCCATAAGTAAATTAACAAATTTTATATCATCAGCAGCTACAAAATTCCCAAACTTTACTCTTTGCGTAGGTGGTGCAATTGGCGCTTTAACCTCTCTTTACTCTATCGTTATGGCTTTTAAGATATTTAAAACCTTTGGCTCTATTATATTTGGTGGATTAAAACTGGCTATATTAAGCACAGGTCTATCTTGTGTTAGTGTAACTGGCAGTATAAAAGGTTGTATCGCTGCTTTATCACTTCAAAACATATGGGCTAAGCTCACAACTGCATCAATGGCTTTATATAAATCAATGATAGTTGGAGTTAAATTTACACTAATGGCTTTAAATGGTATTTTTAAAGCTGTCGCAGTTGGAGCAAGATTAATGACAGCAGCGCTGATTAGTTCAGGCATTGGAGCTATTATTGTAGCTATTGGAGCAGCGATTGCGTTGGTTTATTATTATTGGGATGATTTAGTTAGCTATTTTAAAAGAGCATGTGCCTTTTTAGCTCCTATCTTTAAAAATATTGGCGAAGTGATAAAAAATAGCTTTGATCAAGCAGTAAAATGGGTCACTGATATTTTTACTAAATTTTTTAATTGGATAGATGAAAAGATAAAAAGCATAACAGAGATTTTTACTAATATAAAAAAGGGCTTTGATGATGTGACAAAGGGGGCAAAAGACGCACTAGGTATAGGAGATGGCAAAGAAAAAAATTGGTATAACCCCTTTTCTTGGTTTAACGATGAAAAACAAGATACTAAAGGCGATGTTAAAGAGTTAAAAGATAGTAAAAATACAAAAAGTCAGGTGGTAAATGACAATAAGACCGTAAATGTCTATATGCAAAATTCATCTGCAACACCTGAAAATGTAGCAAAAGCAGTGGAAAATAGCTCATATAGGTTTAAGGACAGCGACTAATGATAATAAGCATAGATAAATATATCTTTAAAGTAACAAATAACATAAGTGGTCTAAGTAAAATTCTAAGTGTAAATTTAGAAAAAACACAAACCATATCAAGACCTTTTTATTCTCATATAGGTGGCTACGAGCAAACGCTTAGTTTCGAAGCTAAGATATTGTTGCCTGATTTGATAGATTTTATCGGCTTTGAAGAGCTTGTAAAAGAGGCAAGAGTGGTTAAAATATCAAGCTTTGATCTATGTTTTAACAAAGATTTTTTTATAACCGAAGTAGTTACAAGTATAGATACATTTATAAAAAGTGAGTTTAATGGCGTGATGTATTACACCAAAACGCTAAATATAAGTGGAGTTATCTTAAATGGATAAAAATGCTATTTTAAAAGATACAGCAAATGCGTTAAATATGGTTCTAACAAAGATAAAAAAAGAGCAAAGAGAGTTGATTTTAAAAAATGTTGCTGTAAAAGAGAAGTATTTAACCAAAAAAAGATTAAAAGAGTATAGAGCAAGAAGCACAAATTTACACATAAAAATAACAGCAACAAATAAGCAGATAACGCCTTTTATGTTAGAAAATGCTGTAAGACCATATAACAAGGGCTATGGCGAACAAAAAAATAGACATGGCGGAAAATTCTTTATCTCTAGCAAGGCTAAGGGCGTAAATGGCTTTAGTATAGGCAGCGGCAATTTAAGAAGGAAAGACTATTTTTATATTAAAAAAGTGACAAATCTTGATGTTTTGGCATTGAGTTTTAGTGAGAAGTTGCAAGAAAAAGCTGTGGGATTATTAAATGTGGAGCTAAAAAGATGAATAAATATATGGCAAAAGATAATGATAAGCTAGATATGATATGTTTTAAAAATTATGGCTCATTAGATCAAGACACTTATAGTAATTTTTTAAGAGAAAATGAGCACTTATTGACAAAGTTTTTTCTATCTGCGGGGGATATTGTAAATTTACCTGATATTGAGCCTAAGATCAAAAAAGAGCGTTATTTATGGGAATAAATTTTATAAAGCCAAAGGTTAAAATCCTTTATAACGGTGTTGATAAGACGCATTTAATGACATGGCACAATATAAAAATAGAAGATAATGAGGGGGATGAAGCAGATAAATTAAATATAAATTTAGTGTGGAGCAATGCCAAACCAAGAGTAAAAGATGAGATAAAAATTTATGTAAATGATAATTTCTTAGGCTCTTTCATCATAGTTTCGTTGAAGTATGAGTATAAAAGAAGTATCGAGATAGAAGCTATTTCAGCTGATTTTACAAAAGATTTTAAAACCAAAAAAAATAGAACATTTTTAAACACAACCTATGCAAATATCATTAAGCAACTTGCACGCGAGAACTCTTATAATTACAAAATAGATTTTATAAGAAGCGATGAGATAGTAACGCTAGAGCAGCACGATCAAAGTGATGTCGCCTTTTTAGATAAGATGGCAAAAGATTTAAATTTAAGTTTTAGCATAAAAAACAACACTTTAATATTCTTTGATAGAGATAAACAAAGCAACCGAATAACATATAGCTATCATGCAAATAACGCAATTAGTTTTAGTTGGGAAGAAAAAGAGACCATAAAATATAATAGTTGTGAAGTAACATGGCATAACACAAAAAGCGGAATGGATGAAGTAGTAAGGGTTGGGCAAAAAGAGCCAGTGTTAAAAATAACATCTATGCAAGATAGCAAAGACAGGGCTTTAATGCTAGCAAACACAAAACTGCAAAATCAACAAAATGAAGAGCAAAGTGCAAATTTAAAGATATTAGGCGAGCCATTTTTTGCAGGTGGATTTTTATTGCTTAGCGTAGATGAAAAAGATGAGCCTTTTAAATTTATCATAAAAAAGATCACTCACGAGATAAACACCTCTTGGCAATCAAGCTTAGAATTATTTTAATGTATGCCATAAAAATAGAGTATTGTTTAAAATAAAATGGAGTTATGAGATATGAAATAAGCATAGACGAGAACATAAGACGTATTTTTTTAACTTCGAAGCTGACAAAGACTTTACGCCCTAATTTTGGGCTAAGTAGATATATCGACAAATCCTTTAACCTTGTTGTTTTAAATGAAATAAAAAGTGAAATAATAGAGCAAATAGAACTTTTTGAGCCACGCATAATGCTTAAAAGTATAGATTTTAATGGTGTGGTTAATGGCAAGCTTGATATAAATTTAATCTATGAAGTAAAGGCATCAGCTCTTAGCAAGAGCCTAAGGTTAAATATATGAAAGTGCCAAATTTTATAAAGCCACTAGATATAGACAAAGAGCGAGAAGCCATCATAAACGAGTTTAAAACAAGGAGCGGAAAGCTAGACTATACCCCACTAATAGGGGATGATTATATGACGCTTATTGATATATTTTTGTTTAAACTTAACAACTTTATCGAGCTTACAAACGTCAAAATTTCTCAAAATTACCTACTTTTCAGCAATGACGAGTATCTCGATGAGCTTGTAAAACTAATCGGCATAAAGCGGAATGAAGAGATAAAACCGATCGCAAAGGTCGAAATAAAAGTAAATAGCTCAACTTTTCTAAGCAAAGGCACTAAATTCACAGACACCAAAGGGCATTTTGCATATCTGCTAAAAGATATATACATAAGTGACACGGCGATAGTTGAGATCGAAGCGGCAGACTATTTTAAAGAGCCTTACGAAACCACAACGCTTGAAATACCAAACATCTATATAACCGAGATAAACACAAAAGAGCCTTTTAGTGGCTTTAAGGCACGTGAGAGCGATGACGAGCTGAGAGATAGGTTTTTGTTAGCACTTCATCGCTTTAGCACGGCTGGCAGTGAAAAAGCTTATCTTTTTCATGTATTAAGCGTCGAGGGCATAAGCAAAGCAAATGTATATCAGCTAAGTGCTGGTGTCGTGCAAGTAGTCTATTTATCCAAATTTGGTGAGCAAATCGCTAAAGAAAAGATCAAAGAGGCGCTAAAAGATAAAATCCCACTAACCGATGATGTACGCATAAAAGAGGCAAATAAAATCAATCTTGATCTAGTTATTGAGATCGCGCCAAAGCAAAATTTTATGTTTAATGAAATTTTGGCAAATGCAGACTTAAGAATAAAAGAGTTTTTTAGCACGCTAAAGATCAACGAGACGCCACACATCTCGCAGATCATTGAAGTGGCTTTTGATGAAAATACCGCATCCGTTGAGGTAAAAACGCTAATCCCAGCAGCCGACCGAGATAGCATTATTGTTTTAAATTCACTTCAAATAAATAAGGCTAATCATGCTTGATTTAAGAGCCTATAATGATGTGCTTTTTAGGGTCGATGAGGTCTTTGGCTCAAAGATGGATGAATACTTAGCCTTTGATGAGCGATTTTTTTATAACCAAACCGAGCTAAATAGAGCGTATCTAGCTCATCAATTTGATACCGAGCCTAAAAGCCTAAGTATAGAGGAGACAAAAGAGCTACTAAAAGCACCGCTAAAAACCTACTTTTTTGAGGGGACAAGTGAGAGCCTAGAAACTGGACTAAAGGCATATTATAGCGGCGCAAGCACAAAGCAGTGGATCGAATACGGCGGAGAGCCTTATCATTTTAAGCTTATTTTGGACGCAAGCAAAGGGCTAAGCAAAGAGCAAGTAGCAAAGACAGATAAGCTAATCAAAACATATAAAAACGTGCGTAGCGTATATGACGGCGCAAATATAAAAGTAGGCATCAAAGCAGATGTAAAAGCCTACTCTTACGCAATAAGCGGTGAAAATGTCAGCGTATATCCTTACGTAGTATCAAGCATAAACGAACACGCACATTTTAAATTTGGCGCAGCTACACAGATAAACGAGATCATAAGCATACCAATCAACACAAAACAAATTTTTGCAAGATAAAAGGATGATAAATGAAACAATACACACTTTTAACCAATAGCGGCATAAATAAGCTACTAAAAACCGCTAGCGATGGATCAAAGATAGCGCTAAAAGAGATCGTAGTAAGCGACTACGATGGGGAATTAAGCGAGCAGACGGCATCAATACCAAATGAGAAGTATAGGGGCGCAATAAACGCCGTAACGATAGACGAAAACGATAATAATATCCTAGATGTCGATGCCATCATACCGCCTGAAGTTGGCGGATTTTATATAAAAACGGCTGGCATATACTGCGATGATGGCTCACTCTTTGCGGTGGCACGCCTTGCAGATACATATAAGCCTCTTTTAAATGAGGGGTCAAGCAAAGACATCACGCTAAATTTTAAACTTCAAATTGCAAATGCAAACGAGAGCATCATTTTAAAAGTCGATAATAACGTAGTACTTGCCACAAGAAAGTGGAGTGATGCCACATTTTTAAAAAAGATCGACGCATATACCAAAGTAGAAAGCGATAGCAAATTTGCTAGGATTGATCAAGTCATAGGAATGCAACAAACCACTAAAGTGGTGACAACACAAAGAGCCTTTAATGTTTTTTATGAAAATACAACAGATAAACCAATAATGCTTTATATCGACGCATGGAACAACAATACAATTTTGCAAATAACGCTTAATGTCACTATCGGACCCACTACTCTCACATCATCAAACACGGCTATTACAACAGCGGCAACTCATACAAACATAACCGTACTGATACCACCAAAAACAAGGTATAAAGTCACGTCAAATGGGGCTCTTTATAGTTGGGTGGAGCTTAGTTAGGAGGGAAAAATGAAAAAATACAAAAATCAAAATAACGAAATTTTCGCATACGAAGATAACGTAAGCAAAGAGATAATAAACCAAAGGGTAAAAGAGCTAGGACTAACGCCGATAAGCGACGAAGAAGCAAGCAAACTTCTTAAACCAAAGACTGACGAGCGTGCCGAGCAACTAGCACAGCTTGAAGCAGATATAAAAGAATGCGAGGATGACATAAAACACGCTCTAATCATCGGCAACGATAAAGTTTTAGAAAATCTAAGAAATGAGTATAAAAGCCTTTTAGCAGAGCGTGAGAAGTTACAAGAGCAAGACGAACAAGAATAAAAGGAGTAGATATGGCAAGGGTAAAAAGATGTAATGTATGTGCATCAAAGTTTGATAAAGACGGCAACTGCACTTGGAGCGAGTGCCCTAAGTGCCCTAACTATAAAGTAGAGGTAAAAGATGAAGCTAAACCAAAAGCAAAAACTACAAATTCTTAAAAACGTAGCTACAGAGCTTCCACTTGAGATAGCACATTTTTTCATAGTGCCTATCGCTCTACTAGCTTGTGATGAGAAAAGCGAACGCTTACCAAAGTGGGCTGCTTGGTTTGATGAAAATGACTATGGCATAAACGGAGATGATGGCTGGAAAAACGAGCATTTCCCGAACGGCAAAAATAAAACTTATTGGGCTAGGCTTTGTTGGCTCTATCGTAACCGCATAGGAAACTTTAGTGCGAAGTATCTGGGTGTCAAAGTTGAAGATATAGACGCAAGCAGTGTAGAAAGCATAGGCGATATTCTAGCTACAGAAAACAAAGGAGCAAAAAGCACTCAGTGCCTAGTGACTTGCAGGCTTAAAGATGGACGTGAGCGATTTGGTTATTACAAAGAAATAAGATATGGCAAATCTAAGTTTTATTGCCGTATATATCTCGGCTGGAAGCTTATGGATATATGTGGGATGAATGAAGAGAACAAAAGCACATATCTTGAAGCAGATGATAAGAAGGTGCTTAAAAGTGTTTGGTGTGTAAATCCATTTAAGAGAGTGCGAAATGAGCGATAAATTCTATATAGGGGCTATCTTATTTTTGAGCTTTGTAGTTGGCGTGCTTTACTGGCTAAATAACAATGCAGCCGATAAGATAGATGAGCTAACCAAAAAGATAGCACTAAAAGAGGCAAGTAGTGCCGTAGTTGTTTCTAATTTGGAAACATGTAACGCCAAGATCGAGCTAGCTAACACAAGCCTAAAAGCTCTAAGTGTGCCAAAACAAGACGAAGCCAAGATAAAAGAGCGTGTTATAACAAAAGTTGAGCGCGTGGCAGTGCCTATCAAAGACGCCGCCTGCGAGGAAAAGCTAAATTTTTACGAAAGACTATTAAATGAAGCTAGCAATAAGTAGCCTAATAGTGGCGTTTTTCTTAATCGGTTGTAGCTCAAAACCTGAAGTAATCGTAAAAACGCAATATCAAGACGTATATGTGCCTATTGCGTGTATAAAAGAGATGCCAGCAAAGCCAAAGTATAACACTAGCGATTTACAAAGTGCTAAAGATTTAATGGGCTACTTTCTCACGTGTGAAGAACTTTTAAAAGGATGTGTAAATGGAAGCGATCATAAAAAAGACTAAGAAATTTTGGCTAAATAAGATGGCTATGTTTGAAATAGTTTTGTCTGTGATAATAATGCTCATCTTTACATATAAATTTTAAGAGGCTAGCGATGGATGATCTTATGGATAGGCTAGGCTTTTATTTTTGGGTGATAATAGTTGGCTTTGTGGGCGGTGTGTTAAGCATTGCAGGGGGCAACGCCAAGATAGCAAGCGACGGCAAGGCTATCATAAATTTTTTCGTTGGCACTATTAGCTCGACTTTTATATGCTGGGTAGCTTACGAGACGGCATTTTATTTTACCGGAAAAGGCAGTTTTAGTCTCGCAGTTGGTGGCTTCTTTGCGTGGAGAGGCACAGCTTGGGTTAGTGCAGTGATCGACAAAGCAATAGACAAAAAGATAGACAACTTCAGCGACAACAACTATGACTATACGCCAAGACCGCCTCGCGACTACGATATAGGAGACGAAAAATGAACTACACACAAGCTTTTAATCTTTTAATGAGTTTAGAATTTAGTCGCCCTGAAAACGCCCTACACAAAAACCCAAATGAAAAAGGCTTAACTTTTATGGGTATTTATGAAGCTGCTCACCCAAACTGGCAAGGCTGGGGGCAAGTTAGAGAAGCTATCAACGCATACGGCGATCTTGAAAAGGCTAGCGTTGCTCTTTTTAATGATGACACCTTAGTTGAGCTTGTAGGTAAATTTTACAAGGCTAACTATTGGGACGCTATGAGGCTTGATGAGATAAATAGCTACCAAAAGCAGGTGGAAATGTTTATATTTGGCGTAAATGCTGGTTGCAAAAACGCCATTAAAGCAGCCCAAAAGGTTGTAGGCGTTACAATGGACGGCATTTTAGGCGCTAATACTCTAGCGGCAATAAATGCATACAATGAAGCGAGTTTTGATAAAGACTACGACCGAGCAGAAATATCTTATTATCGGACTATTATTTCAGCTAATCCGACTTTGGCTAGATATGAAAGAGGCTGGATTAATAGAGCAGAAAAAGTGTAA